ATATTTTGTAAGAATTGTTTTGAATAACTCTTTTTGCACATGCTCATGATCAGCAGCGAAATCATTATCATCAGAATTTAGCTTAAATCCATCAGTAGGCTCGCCGCTATCACCAAGACCTTCTCGCAACTCTTTACGCCTCATCCAGTCTCTAAACATCGACATTCTCGCTCCTTGGATTATCAAAAACGCAGCCTCGTGCATACTTACATATAGCAGGCACCATCTATTTATCTCATTTCCTGATAAAAATTGACAACAGGTCAATACATAAGGAAAGAAATCACAAGCTGTAGTGCTTTGGATGCCCAGTAACTTAAGAAGTCGAGGAGTTAAAAACTATGAGGCGAACACTCATCAAGCAAGATGCCTTTGACAGCATTATCAAAGAATCCGCAACTACGGCTGAGCGTGAATTAGTCGAAGCTGCAAATGTCCTTTCAAGATCGTTGAATAAGGGTCCAATGGCACTTCACTGCTTCACTGAAAACACAGTGGTCTATGAAACATTGGATAACACCTATGTCCACGCCGGTTATCAGATTGATAACGGAAATCTGACCTTCAGTAATATCGAAGAACTTGTTATTGACGAGACTACTCGCAAAGACAAGATGAGAGGAATCCTCTCTCAGATGATTGACCATGTTCTTTCAGACGAACACGCAAAGGCCAAAGGATTATTTGAAAGCTATCTCAGCATGGTTCAATGGAACAAAAACGAAAGCAAAACAAATAAGAAATACAAGACAAATCTCCAAGAGTCTCACAGAATCGCTGTCCTCAGCGAAGCAGTTGAAACCGCTGGTAGAGAAGTCAGACAAGCATACGCCGTTGCAAGAAATGTTCTCGATTACGTCGATTTCATGAAAAATGGACCGTCAATGAACGAATCCATTACCAAGACAGACGAAAAAGGAAACATTACAGATCTCCGCATCCCAACATGCGAAGCTCGCAACGAAGGCCGAATCAAGAAACTCGGCTACACAGTCACAAATTCCGAAAACCATGACGTTCGTAAGAAAGTCCCAGAATTGGTCAAGGAACAAGCATTCTGCAAATTGGTCGCAGATATCAAGCGTCAAAACGCTTTCTCCGATCAACAAGGTCTTGAAGAAGCTCTGGATAACTTGGTCCAGAAGTACCCACAAGTCCTAATGGTTACTCAAAGTGAATTGTCAGCAATTATTGGCGAAGCTTTGTCTCATGTTGGTGTAGCCAACTACGATGACCAAACTTGTGAATTCATGGCAGAGGGTATCCTCCGTCGTGCTCACAGTGCCTACTCCGAAAGAGTTAACCAGATCCTACATCTGGCCGCTGCTCCAAAGATCGCTGAAGGAAATGATCCTTACATTCACTTCCAGAAAGTCGCAGAAATCTTCTACCCAACACTCGATGAACAATTCGGATTGGAACGCAAAGCGTACACCGATCTCTATGAAGTCCTCGAAGGTGTTTACAAACAAGCTGAAAAACGTGGCGATAACGCTCTTAAGCACCAGACAGCACAGCAACTGAATGATCTGGCTTCTGTTCTCAACGGAGAAACACGAGCAGACGTTCAAACTATCGAAGAAAGTGCATCTTGGTTGATGCGTTTGATCGAAGCTAATGTCGAAGGCAGCAGCAACACATGGAGCGTTTCTAACAAGCCTCACATGACCATCAATGGCGATCACCCAGATATGGCCAAGAAAGCTAAGGTCGGTGCAGTTCCGGGGGCCTTCTCAGGCGACTGGGGAGACGAAGCACCAGCCATCGGTCAAGAAGATATGTCTTATAAGGGTGGAAAACACTCCAAGAAGATGAGAAACGACTCATGGGGTCAAGAAGGCGGAAAAGAAACATTCCCAAGCCTCAAGAACCCATACGTTCCAAAGCCATTCGGCGATTACACAATGAAAGGCGAAAAGGGAGTTGATAAAGATGCAACCGGTCAACACTGGTCAACTTGGTCAACAAGCGACACATGGCCAGATCTCAAGAACCCATACGTTCCAAAGGAAGTCGGCGGAACAGGCGGAAAGGGATATAAAGCCAAAATTGATAAAAGCGATTTGGTTGTAGACAAGTAATTTTCTAAGGAGCATATAACTATGGATCAAATGTTATTGGTCGATTGTTGTACGCACTCCGGCTTCGAACTCGAACTTCTCGAAGGCTCAAGCTCACTGAGCAAGGGTCTCGTGAAGTTTCGAGGTAAGTTCCAAGAAGCAGAGGCGATCAACAAAAACAAAAGAATGTATCCGTATGATGTTCTTGACGAAAATCTAAGCCGTCTGCAAGAAGCTATCGCTGATCGCAGACACATTGGAGAACTAGACCATCCTACTGATAGTATTATTCACTTCGCCAACGCATCACATATTGTTACAAAATTGTGGTGGGAAGGAAATATCCTCATGGGCGAAGGTGAAATTCTTAACACACCTCACGGCAAAGTCCTAAAGGCTTTGATCGAAGATGGAGTTAAGGTCGGTATTAGCTCACGTGGAGTTGGTAACGGGAAAGTTAATGAAGACGGAATTTTGGTTATTGGCGAAAGTTATAAACTCATCACTTTTGATGCTGTAGCTGACCCAAGCACCTTCTCAGCCTTCCAAGAAAAAGTAACAAGCAAGAAAGAAAGCGTGATGAATTCCCGTATGGAAACATCACTTCATAAAGTTGCAGAAAAAGTTAACAAAAATGAGACTAACAGCATAGATACTGTTAACAAAGAAGCATTGATCGCTTGTTTAGGCGGCTTTGTAAAATCTCAAGCAGAGAAAATTAAGTCGAGGTTAAGCTAATGGATAAAATCACAGAAGCACTAAAGAAAATTCTCCCGGCTGAGCATGTGAACGAGGTTCGCAAAGCCGTTGAAGAAATGATGTCAGAACAATACAAGGGACTCGAAACTGAGTTCCAAAATAAGCTCGATGAAGCTTATGCTCAAATCTCAGATGAAAAGGCAAAGACCGAACTCGTCGCCGAACAAGGATATCAACAAGCTTATGAAATTATTGGCTCATTGATGACACGCCTTGACGAACAACGTGATGAATTCGAAACAGCCCTCGAAGAAGGCTTCGAAGAAGCTTACAACGAACTTCAGTCAGAAAAGAGCAAGAATGGCGGCATCGAAGTTGAACTCTACGAAGAGTTTGACAAGAAGCTGCATGAGATGAAGGAATTCATGGTTGATAAAGTTGACCAGTTCCTCGGTCTCCAAGAAGAAGAAATCTACGAACACGCTAAGCGTGATGTTATGAGCGATCCACGTATCGCTGAACAAAGAGTCGTTGTCTCCAAGATGGCTGAAATGCTGTCCGATTACATCGGCACTGATAACCTCGGCGGAGTCTCTTCTGCAAAACTCGAAGAAACACACAAGCAGTTGGAATCCATTAAGGGTCAACTCAGAATTATTGAAGCTAAGAACGTCAGACTCAATGCACAGAACACAAAACTTAACGAACAAGTTCGTGAAGCTAATGGTCTCCTGACAGAAGCAGCTAAAGTCGAAAGAAAAGAAAGAGCAAGCAAGGCTAAGAATGCAAGCGGGCGTGGCAATAGAGTCGGTGCCGATCAGATCCTGTCTGAATACGCAGCACCTACACAACCGGCACGTGATCAAGACCTGATGGAAGGTTCTGATCCACTTACCGATCTTCTGGTCCTTTCTGGCCTACAAGAGTCCAGATAATTTCAAACATACAAGCTTTTTAGCTTATAGAAAAAGAGGGAAAAAATGTCTTTTAACGCACGTTATCTAAACGAAGCACGAGAGATCGAAGCCAGATGGTCAAAGCCACTGCGTAATGGAAAGTCAATGCTTGATGGCATTACAAATCGTTACGAAAGAGCCACGGCCTCTGTTATGCTCGAAAATCAGCGTCTCATGAACGAAGCTATGACCGATACCGGTGATATCGCTCAATTCAAGAGAATCTCGATTCCACTCGTACGTCGTATCTACCCACAGTTGATCGCAAACAAAGTTGTTTCCGTTCAACCATTGCTCGGTCCTACTGGCTTGGTTTACTACCTACGCTTCAGATACTCCAGCAACAAGGGTGCAATGAGAGGAGCTGACCTGAACAGCGGATACCCAACAGATGATGCAACATCGTTGCAACAGTTGGCTTCCGGTGACGGAAATCTCGATATCTTCTACACACACCAGTTCATTCAGAACGAGACCTCTAGCACTGACGTTGGTGGCGACACTAACTCCGTCTACGCTCCTCTGGAACACACTCCAGTTCTCGCCGGAACTATGACAGGTACTGTTTACGATGGCTCAACAGCCGTCCAAACTTTCGTCGTCGCAGAAAGCGGAACATTCACCTTCACTGACATCGGTTCACCAACCAACAAGGCTACTGGTGGTACTCTTGATCTCGTGACTGGCGAAATGTCTCTCACATGGAATAACGATCCGGGTGCAAACCACATCGTTACTTCCTATGAGTACAACATGGAATGTAACCAAGATCTTCCTGAAGTTAATCTCGTCGTCGAATCAGAAGAAATTGCTGCTAAGACACGTAAGCTCAAGGCTGTTTGGTCATACGAAGCTCAACAAGATCTTCGCAGCCAACACAACCTCGACGCCGAAGCTGAACTCACAGCAGTTCTCGCTCAGGAAATTAACTTGGAAATCGATAGAGAAGTTCTTACAGATCTTCGTAACAACGCAGGTACTATCGCTGTTTGGGACTTCAACACAGCACTTGGTGACACCA